TTTTTCGTTCTTTTAAACCCCTACTTACATATTCTTTATCAATGTAAACATCTAAAGCTTTGTCTAGCCGATCAAGTGTGCCTTGTGATCTATCAATAATTAATTGTTGTTGATTGATTTGATTATTAATTAGTTCTATTTTTATATCGTTACCTGAAGTAGGTTTAACTTGGTCTAGGTGTGCCTTTGATAAGAAACCAAAGATACCCATAGATGTAATGAATATTAATATTATGATTGCTAAAAACAAATAAGTTTTTAGTAAGCGTGGTATATTACTACGCCAATTATGATACAGCCAACTGGCTGCCACAAGTTTACCAACTTCTAAAGCAGAGCCCATAGCAATAATAGGTACAAAGGCACCAGCAAACAATGTTGCTAAACCGATTATAGAATACCCAGCCGCTATTACAGATATACTAATGGCCGATATAAAAGTTAGTAATGTTAAAAACATAGTTATATTTATTTGATTGCTTTGTCGCTGGCGTAAGTTTCTTCCAACTTTCTAACTTTATTAATTATTCTAATAACTCGCTTATCATAGTCAGCAGTTGTAGAAAATTTATCTAAAGTTTTAATTAAAGCGATAGGGTCTAAAGTATAATTGTTTACTAACATACTTTCCCTTAACTTTCTAAAGTCAGCATACGCTGGGTGTTCGTTTAATAATCTAACATATTCTGCCACACTATCACACTTTGTAGCAAATATTCTAACACCCCAACCTGGCCAACCTTTTACACCTAATGGCACCATATGTGGTACATCTTTTGACCAAGTTCTAATACCAAAAAGATTATTTCCCTCTGTGGCAAATCTACTTGTGCCCCAACCAGTTTCTAAAGCTGCCTGACCTATAATCATTTCAAACGGCACTCTATCCATACGAGGCGTTGTAAAATTAATATAGTCTATACATTTATGTAAAGCTCTAACAAATTGTATATCATTGCTATATGTAAACTCTGGTTCTCTTAAATCTAAATCTGCTATCTTTTGTAAATAAAAGTTCTCAACATCATCATTTACTTTATCTTTTGCCCACTTATTAGGTTTAAAAGTACCATAACCATATGCTAATAAACAAACTAAAGTTATAGCAAAACTTATCTTTGTGATACGCCAAGCTGTATCTAATACTTTATCCCAATTATATTTTTTTGGCATAATAATCGTAACCTCCCCATTCTTTACCGTCTTCGTCTTTAAATGATTCTAATTTTGATTGAAAGAAAGTTAAATGTGGTTTTAACTTCTCAACTTTACCAAAGATTGTCTCTGCTTGTTTTTCTGTATAGTTATCGTAAATGTCTTTTGCCCAATTACCAGTATAATATAATCTACTAGTGCCTGGCCTGTTTGATGGTTTTGTAAGGCCATCTAATTGTAATAGTGCCTCACCAACACGTGACTTAATATAGGGGTCTAACTCTTTCACCTTTCTCATAATATATCTCTTTCTTTTTTATAGGTCTAAACCTATAGCATTTAATTTAGGCCTAAAACTATAAAATAGTCTGTTGTGATTACCAGTATCACCAACATTAGCCATTTGGTACAAGTGTACCATTTCGTGTCCTAATGTGTCCACAAAATCTTTTTTACTTCTATATTCAGGCAACATTTCTAGCCAAAATTGTTGAGTGCCTTTTCTTTCCCACACCCAAGTTGTTACCTGACCATAACAAAACTTTTTAGATTTATCTTTGTAAATCTTTTTAATTTTAATATCATTAAAAGGTGCTAATTTGTTTTTAAATACAGCTTTGTTAATCATATTAAAATAGTATTTTATATCCTTGTAGGTAGTTTTATATTTCCTTCTGGATGATAATTCTCTTTTCAGTCTCTTTTTGATTGTTGCTCTTTCCATTTTTCCTCTTTAAAGTATTCTATTATTGCCATAGTTAAACACGATAATATAATTACTTTCAACTCAAATGGAATTTCTAAAAATAGTTCAATCATTTACAATCGTCCTCTATTTTAGTTCCCTCTAGTAAAGCACACTTGTATTTTTTGTCTGCTTGTAGTCTTAAATCAGACATAACGCCGTCAAGTATAGCCGGCAGATACGCTTGAAGTATTGATACCATTTCAATAGAATACTTGTGAGCAAGTCTCTCTAACTCATAACTCATCAAAGCATTTACATCAACATTGGTACCGTTCACCGTGGATTGTATAACGTGGCCTATCACCGCCTTGCTATAATCGTCAGCTTTCACGTTTGAAAGTAAACCCCATATCAGGCCATTTACTATCAATATTGTCATAACAAACTTTTTCATAATATACCTCTCTTTATATTTATTAATATATCATATGTGGTAGGTAAGTCAAGCGCTAAAAAGCGTTGTAGGACGTGAGTTTTTTTAAGGGCGACACTATGGACGCCCTCAAAATTCGTTGATTCTTAAGCTTTTTTCATAAAATCATCATTCCAGTTAAAAGCCTCTTTTACTACAGCCTCTGTAAGGCCCTTGTAAACTTGGTTTAATCTTTTATCTTTAATGTTGATTAATAAATCAGCTTCTGTTGTGTGTAAACCCTCTAACATTTGAATAAACAAGGTTTCTTTTCTTGTTTTAGATAAAGTGTTATTACCACCTTTTAAAAAGTTAAACAATCTTCTTGCCTCTGTTTTTAAAAGTGTATGCTCTGTACCAACAGGTGCCTCGTTTGCTATAAACGGTGGTGTACCATCTGGTAAGTCCCATTCTATTTTAGAATAGAAAGCAGCCTTTAATAGTTGTCTTAAATACGGTTGATCGTATTGTCTTAAAACTTCTATCTTTTTAGGCTTGTCTTTGGCATTATTAACTTTAGTAAAAATCTCGTGTACGGTTTCACCGGAAACACCAGAGGTGCTTGCCATAGTTTCCATAGCCTTCTTACTCATTAAGTTAGGGTTTTGTGCTTGTTCAGCCATAATTATCTCCAATATATATTGTCAAAAATCGTTAATGTTTTCAATCAATGATTTTAATTTATGTTTCATAAAGTAAGGTAACAGGAGCGACCTGTTTGGTACTTTATAAGACTTGTAGATATTTATAATAGAATCTTCTATCGTTTTTGGTATTTGTGATAGGTCAATTAACTTCTTATTTCTATTATAGTTCTTCTTTGTTTCTGAGCCAAGTGGTATATTATCTAAATTAGACCACTCTTCCAGTTTTTGTTTTGTAATAGGTTTCTGCCTATCACCTCTTACAAAAATCTCGTCATCTGATAATATGTTTGGTACACCATCTGATCGGTCACCTTTTATTATCTGTTCTCTTAAAAATTTTATAGGGTCTTCTTGTTCACCAATAAATGATTTTAAAAATGGTGACCATTGATATACATTACCATAATGATGTAGTTGTATAAAGTCTTTATCACCAGACACAACTAGGTAAATGTCATCTTCTTGTAATTTAATTAGTGTCGCTATAATATCATCTGCTTCAGAGTTCTCTACATACATTACTATGTAGGGAAAGTTTGCTTTTATTTCTTCTTTTATCTCTGTAATTATTTTAAATATATTATCCCAATCAAAAGGACCATCTTGTCTGGCCATTTTTCTACTATGTTTATAATTAGGGAAAAAATCTTTTCGCCAAGGATCGCTGGCGTCTGAACACAAAACCATTTTGCCATACTCTTGGCCAAACTTAGCATTGAAACCTCTCAATGATGTTAAGACCATATGTCTAATCATTTCTTTATTAGGTTTTACATCACCCTTACCTCTGACCTGTGCCATAAGGTTTGAAATCAATACTTGGTTTAAATCTACTAATATCATAATGTTCGTGTTAATCTATTGTTCGCTGTTTCTATATATGCTTTATCTATTTCACAACCAATATACTCTAAATCATACTCTTTGGCAACCACGGCTGTTGTGCCTGTACCCATAAAAGGATCAAATACAACTCCTTGTTTAAGACCAGATACTTTTAAACACTTTTCTACCAATTGCCTAGGATATATCGCTGGGTGTTTATCTTCACCAGCTATCTCTGCTGTAATATCTTTTGTTGCTTTACTTTGATAAGTTATATGCCAACAATTAGTTGTTGGTCTCCAATCTCTACCACTTCTTTTTTTATTTCGTTCAGCGTTGTTATATGCCTCATCATAAGGCACACCTGACCATTCTAAATCTATATCTGTATTACCGTCTTTTGTAAAATGAAACAAATGTTCCCAGCCATTTTGTAAATATCTTTTGCTTGTTGTTGGTGTAGAATAACCTCTAACTTTACCATCAACCTCTACTGACTTTGCCCATATAATATTGTTTTGTAATTTCCAAGGTACATTCTCAGCAATTTTAAATACATCAAACGGATTATCTTTTGAATAACCTAAATTTAAAAATAGGTGGCCATTTGGTTTTAAAACTCTACACACCTCATACCATACCTCTTTCATCCAAGATATGTAATCTTCTCTTGTGTCTTTGTATTGTCTGTAATTTATTCCTAGATTATAAGGTGGGCTTGATATACACACATCAAACGACTCATCTGCTGTCGTTTCTAAAAACTTTAGACAATCAATGTGGTGTATCATTTAAGTATTTCTTTTTATACCATTTATAAAATGCTTTGTCTTCAAATAGTTCAACTATTTCAGGTGCTGATACCTGATCACTTCTTATACAATCAGCATA